GTCTGCTGCTGGTGCGAGCGAGAGCGGGCCCGATCCGACCGGCAGGGGAGCCGGGATCCAGCAGCCTTCGGGGCCGTCGCCGTCATGGTGAGCGGTTGGGGGCTGCTGACTTTCTCCTCCTCGTCCGGGGCCTGTGCGGCCCCGCTGATGAGGCCCCAGTTAGGGCCGAAACGAGGAGACAGACATGAAGTTCACCAACGATTACGGCCCGGTGCGGGTCGAGGCTGACGAGGTCGGGATCTCGCTGATCCCGGGTGGTTCGGCGGTCGAGACCCGAGTGGTCTCCGGCCACGTCTCGACCCTGCTTTCGACGGGGTTTGCTGAGCGGTCCGGCGTCGATGACGTCACGGTCACGGCCAGCCTGACCGGTTCGGTCGTCGTGACCCTGTCGGAAGGGCGGGTCGACCCGTTCACCGAGCAGCGCCACGTCGACGTGGTCTCGCTGACCTTGACGGAGGCCACGGCGGCCCTGTTGGCGGTCCGGCTCGACAAGGTCAAGCGGGCCTCGGTCGTCTGAGTCGAAACCCGGCCCATCAGGGCCGGGTCCATCCGGGATGGGTTCCCGGGTGCTGATGAGACAACCCAACGAGGAGACAGACATGCAGTACAAGATCAGGATCACGAACACGTTCCTGCTGATCATCGAGGCCATCCTCGATGACGCTCGGGCGTACGCCGCCGGGGTGAACCCGGCCGGTGACGAGACCCTCGACGGGCTCGCCGAGTTGGACCGCCAGATGGTCGGCTCCAAGGCCGTCCGGGGCGGCATCGAGGTCGTGCTCGACGAGGTCGCTCTCGCCGCCCTGCGGGCGGAGGCGGTGTACCGGGTCGAGTGGGCCGATGATGCGGCCGGTGACTGCTGGGGCGATGACGCCCTGCGCTGGCTGGCGTGGGGCCGGTCGGCCCAGTCGATGGTCAACCGGGTCGACAAGGTCCGGGCGGTTGCGACCGTCTGAGTCGAAACCCTCCTCCGGGAGGGTCCGGGGTGGGCTGGCCGCCCCCCGCTGATGAGACAGGCCAACAACCCACGAGGAGACAGACATGAAGATCAACACAACCGTTCGGTACAGGGCGATCTCGCCGGAAGGCCACGCAGGCGTCCGGGTCGAGATCGACGGTGTCCAGCGGCCCCTGATCAGTTGGCTCGAAGAGTTCAACGAGATCCGGGGTGCGTTCCAAGGCGTCAGCAACGGCGTCGGCTGGCGTCCCTACACGTTGGACGAGATCACCCGTGACGACCTCGCTACAGAGTTCGCCTTCGAGGCGTATTCGGCGTGGGACGGCACCGGGTCGATCGACCTCTGAGTCGAGCCGAAACCCCCTCCGGGGGGTCGGTGGGGGACTGGCCGTCCCCGCCCTGATGAGGCAGGCCCTAACGAGGAGAGACCAACCATGACCACCATCACCGTGCCGGACGTTCCGGCGTTGTGGCCCGCACCCCGGCTCGGCAACGAGGCCGGCGTGCACATGCTGTCGCACGCCGAGGGCAACCCCGGCGCCGACTTCCTCGTTCTGGTCCGGGACGCCGTCATCGAGCGGCTGTCCGACCCGGACGAGGAGCGGGCCGACGACGACATCGTCGGCAAGGTCGCCGATTCCTGCATTCCCGTCTACACGGCGGACGTGTGGGACGTGTTCCACGCCCTGACGGCGTGGGACGAGGACCTCGGCGAGGTCGGTGGGCCGGAGGACGACATGACGGCGAACGCTAAGGCGGCGCTGTACCTGATCGCCTCCCGGCTCGGCCGCCGCATCATCGACGTCATCGACGCCGACGAGTAGGTCACCCCGGTCCGGTCGCCGTCCCTACCGGCGGCCGGGCCCTCCGGGGCAGGAAGGGTTCGACCGTTCAGCTACCTGCGACGCCAGTCCGTGCGTTGCCGATCGGGACCCGGGTTCGATTCCCGGCTGCTCCACGACCCCGCACCGTGCGGGATCGCAATACCCACGAGGAGAGACAGACATGAGCGAGTTTCAGTACACGATCCACCACGCTCACACGACCCCGTTGCCCGGCCACACCGATGACCGGGTGGCGGACTACGACGGCCGGTGCCCCGAGTGTGGGGGCCGGGAGATCCTGACGAGGGATACCCGCCTGCTCACCATCGAGCACCGAGATCCCAGCCGGGCTCTGAGCGGGCTCGAGTCCGAGTACCCGTGCCGGGTCGAGGTCGAGCGTGGGTGTCTGGACGGTGAGTGCGACGCCATTTGGGTGGAGTTCTGGCTGTGCAAGCCCAACTTCACGAAGTTGATTGCGCCGTCTCGTCGCAAGCAGGCGGGAGCCTGAGTCGAAACCGGGCCCTGCGGGGCCCGGTCCACGGGGACTGCCCATCCCGTGCTGATGAGACAGGGCAAACCACGAGGAGACATGCAATGAGCACCACACAGCCCATGACCGCCACCGAGGCCTACGACCTCGTCGGCGCCCGACCCAGCGGGTCCGGGACCGTCGTCCTGCCGATCAAACTGGCCGCCGTTCTGCTCGACGCCGTCGCCTACCCGCCGGTCCGTCGGAACCGAGGTTCCTACGAGGCCCGGGTGCCGTGGCGGACCGTCATCGAGGCCCGTGAGCGGCTCGAGGACGAGGGCATCGACTGGCGTCGGGTCCACGAGGCCCTCCGCCGCATCGAGGCCGAACGGAGTGCCGGTCGGCAACCAGCCTGACCACAGCGCAGAGCCCCCGGGGCCAGCACCCCGGGGGCTCGACGGTGCCGTCAGGCACCACACAACAGAAACAGGGGGAATGGGGGCCCGGGCTGGGCGACTGGCCCGGGCCCTTCCCCTGTCCAACCACGAGGAGCAGCACCATGCAGCAATCCGTGCGCTGGCTGGGCCAGCACTGGCGGGGCGTGGTCATCACTGTCGGGATCACGGTGGCCGCTGGGCTGCTCGGTGGGGCCGACATGCGTGACTACTGCGCCCGCCCGGAGGTCACCTGTCGATGACGTCGACCGCAGTGACCCACCACGTCGAGAAGGTCACCGTGTACCTCGGTGCCGGCTCGACGACGGTCCTGTACAGGATCGTCGACAACCTCGGCTGTCTCGTGGCGTGGGAGAAGGACTGGTTCGTCGCCGAGCGGCGAGCCCGGCTCCTGTCCCAGCCCCGAGTCGACGAGTAACCAACCAGCAACAGGAAGGAGAAACCGATGTCCAGACAGTCCCGGATCGTCGGAGCTCTCAACGAGCTCCAGCGTCTCGGCGCCGTGGAGGCGCACCACAAGGAGACGAACCCGTCGGAGCCGAACCGGCTCCAGTGGTTCGTGAAGGTGCCGCCGCTGGCCCTGCACTACCTGTCCACCACCGAGGTCGAGGCGTTCATCGCCGGGGCCGAGGCGATGGCGCAGGTGCACCAGCGGGCCGTCCCGGTCATGTAGACTGGTCAAGCATCACACCCTGAGCCCCGGGTCCGCCGTTAGTTCTCCTCCGGCGGGCCCGGGGCTCTTCTCTTTTTCGGGCCGGGTCGACACCCGGCGGGCGGGAGGTTGCCATGCACACTCGACAGGACTGGCGGGCCCGACCGCCGAAGAAGACGCTGACGTTCCGTCCCGGTCAGGTACGGGGCGTCGCCGTGCACTACGCCGGCTTCACCATCGACCCCACCCGGCCTACCGACGTGCTGCTCAGGTCGATCCAGACCGGCCACATGGACCGGCTCGGCTGGTGGGACTTCGCCTACAACCTCGCCGTCGATCAGGACGGCGAGGTCTGGAAGGGCCGTGGCCTCGACGTGCGGTCCGGGGCGAACGGGTCCGGGTACCTGAACCGCCGCTGGGTCGCCGTCGTCGGCCTGATCGGCCCCGGCCAGCCCGTGTCGACCGACATGATGACCGGGTTCCGCCGGGCCATCGCCGCCGCCCGGGCCCGCTGGCCCGGGGCCGACGACCTCGTGCCGCACTCGTCTCTGAAGCCGACGACGTGCCCCGGGGACACCCTCCGGGGCCTGCTGGCCGACGGGTCCCTCGACGAGGCGCCCACGTTCCCGATCGTCCCCCCAACCCTCGCCCACGCTGGTGCTGACCCGGGCCCGCTCGGCCGGGGGGCGTCCGGGCCCGACGTGGCCCGGCTACAGGCCGCCCTGAACATCACCGCCGACGGCAAGTTCGGTCCGAAGACGGAGCGCCGCCTCCGGGAGGTGCAGGCCGTGTGCCGGCCGTGGCTCGGACCGGTCGACGGTCGGGCCGGCACCCGGACGTGGCAGTGGGTCGAGTGGACCGAGCGGCCCTAACTCGTCTGGCCTAGACGGAGAGCCTCTCCCGTCATTCGAGGGGGCCGTACCGCTCCCGGTATTCGGCGAGCTCGGCCCGGGCCGCAAGGAGCTGGTCGAGGACCGCCTGCCCGACCGCTTCTGCGAGTGCTTCGGATCCGAGCCCGGTGAGCCCTGCCGGCCCTGCTGGCCGGCGGCCCGTCTTCAGGGGCACGTCGTGCTTGGCGAGAACCTGATACAGGCGCTGCCGGCTGATGCCGAGCTCGACGGCGAGGGCCGTCGACGAGGTGCCCTCGCCGGGCTCCCACGCCGCATAGGCCTCAAGGATCTCCCGGTCTCGTTCGGTGATCTCCGGCATGTCACTACCTCCTACCAGACGGGATTGTAAGTGTCACCCGGGCTGGTGGGTGATGTCTATCATCGACTGTATGGGATTGTCCACTCGACTACTGGACACGGTCACGGCGACCGGCTACTTTCACAGCTGTTACAGCAACGCCCCGGCGGGCGAAGGAGGAGCGGATCTCGACTGTCACACCCACCTGCAAAAATGTGGCAGGCCCCGGCAAGGGGGCCCACCGACACGCCCCTCGAAGAGGGACTACCACGAGAAGGACACTGCAACATGCCCCACTCACCGACGACCGTACACCCGATGACCAGTCCGGGTGGAACCTGTTCTAGCGACTGGCCGGACTGGATGGAGGACGTCGAGGACGCCCTCCTCGACGGTCGACCGGTGACCGAGACCACCCGAACCGAGCTGGCCCGCCGAGGCGTTCGCATCGCCGACCTGCTCGACATGACCGAGAGCGGCAAGGTCCGTCAGCTCTACGAGCTGGGCTGGACCGCCCCCGACATCGCCATCGCCCTCGGCCTCGAGGACGACGTCGTCGAGGACGCCGTCTCCCGGATCGACCCCGACACCCACCGGGTCCTCGACGGACACGCCGCCGGCCAGACCGCCCAGCAGATCCACAAGGACACCGGGTTCTCCCGGGCGTGGGTCTACAAGGTGCTCCAGCGCCGAGGCCTGACCCCGAACGTGCAGCTCGGCCGAGCCAAGGAGCTGACCGCCCGCAAGCGGGCCGAGGTGCTACGCAGGTGGCGGTCCGGCGACCCGGCGACCGCTATCGCCCGCACGACCGGCGCCACGGTCCATCAGGTCAACTACATCGCCCGCACCGAAGGGAGGCGCAGCTGATGCCTCTTCGCAAGATGCGCCAGTCGCTGTTGAACACGGCGACGATCTGCCAGCAGCGGATCCCCTACGACCTCGACCCGGAGATCCCGTACTCGTCGGGGATCGTCCGGGCGATCGGCACGGCGATCCACGCCGCCCACGAGGACTACTACCGGGGCCGCATGTCCCCGATGTCGGAGCCTGCGGCCTGCGACGACGTCGGCGCCCTCGTGAAGGTCGCCCACAGGTCCCTGTCGGACGAGATCGAGCGGGCCGACGAGAACTTCAACTGGACGTTCCGGCCGCAGTCGTCCCGGCAGGACGAGGTCGTCCTGAACATGGGGCAGGCCCTCGACATGATCTCGTCGGCGGTCCGGTACTACCACGCTGCCGGCCTGTACTGGCCGGACGAGTACCGGGTGCTGGCCATCGAGCACACGTTCAACCTCGACTGGCCGGCGCACCCGGACTGGGTCCTGCATGGGTCCCCGGACCTGATCCTCGAGCACGTCCCGACCGGGGACGTCCTGATCACGGACCACAAGTGCGTGCTGAAGAAGCCGCAGGTCGACAAGTACGCCGCCCACAAGACGCCGCAGGCCGCCTTCTACCTGCATGCCCTCGCCGAGCTCGGCGAGGTCCGTTCGACCTTGTACACGGACTTGACGGGCCGCAACGTCCGGTTCGTGTACGACGTGCTGCTGATGGAGTGCGCCACCGTCATGCAGGACTGGGTGGCCGAGAAGGCCGCCAAGGAGGCTGCCGGGAAGAAGGTCCCGGCCGAGCCTGTCGTGTTCTGGCGGATCGAGGAGCCTCGGTCCGCTGACCAGATCGCCGCCACGATGGACCAAGCGTCCCGGTTGGCGGACCTGATCGACGCCGGAGGGCCGTACATGCCCAACCCGGAGTCGTTCCTGTGCAGTGCCGCCTACTGCGACCACTGGAACAGGTGCCCGTTCGGAGCGACCCTCCGAGCAACCGAATAAACCACGAGAGAAAGCTGCAACGAATGAACTCCAAGGACCTGACGATCATCGCTCAGGTCGCCGGCAAGATCGCCGGCGACATCCTGCACGGTGCTGGCCCGGACGTCGTGATGAACGGCACGTTCGCCGCCACCACCATGCACGTCTACACCACCCTGCTGGACACGGCGGGCCTCGACCCCGCCCCCCCGGACACCATCCCGGTGGCCGTGGCCACGCAGGCCCCGGTGCCTCAGGCCCCGACGGTCGACCCGGCCGCCGTCGTCCAGCAGGCGTTCACGACGCCGGCCGGCGTGGCCCCGGTGGCCGTGGCCCCGGTCGTCCCGACCGTGTCGGACGCCCTGCACCAGCCGGGCCCGGCGAAGCAGATCCACCCGGGCAGCACGCTCATCGAGAAGCTCGAGGACGCCCTGTACCACAACCCGGGCAACTGGAAGGCGTGGACCGACTCCGACAAGTCGACCGTGAACGGTGGCCGGGCCCCCGACCTGACGCACGAGACGCTCGAGAGCAACGGGTACAAGGTCGGGGTCTTCCTCGTCGACCGCAAGTACGGCAAGAGCGCCCCCGAGTGGGCGTTCCAGAAGCTCGGTAAGGGCGCCGAGTACGCCGCCTTCGTCGCCGCCGGCACCATCACCCCGTAGCCCGGACGTGCTCCGTGACCTCGCCGAGGTCAGGGACGAGCTGTACCGGTGGGCTTCGAGCGACATCGTTCGAGTGCCCATCGGCTACCGCTTCTTCGACGACCGGACGCAGGGCGGCATGGCACCCGGACAGGTGATGATCATGCTGGCCCGCACCGGCGTCGGGAAGACGTGGTTCCTGATCAACGTCGCCGCCAACAACCCCGGTGTCCCCACCGTGTTCTTCTCCTTGGAGATGCACGGCAGGTACATCCTCGAGCGTCTCGCCTCGGTCCACACGGGCACGGCGACGACGGCCATCGAGGCCGGCATGCGAGAACACGGGACGTCGTCCGCCGTTGAGACGGTGACCGCCGAGCTGCCGCTCCTCCACGTCGACGACGAGCCCGACCTCGGGCTCGGCGACATGACCAAGGTCCTCGACGAGTACGAGGAACGGGTCGGCCAACGGCCCCGGCTCGTCCTCGTCGACTACCTCGAGCTCATCTCCACATGGGGCGACACTCAGATGGATTCGGTCCAGTCGATGGCCCGGTCGTTGAAGGTGTTCGCCCGGGAGCACGACCTCGCCCTGATCGTCCTGCATCAGGTCAAACGGGGCGACGCCAACGCCGGCCACAAGCCCCTCGACCTGACCGATGGCAAGTTCGGTGGCGAAGAGTCCGCCGACTACGTCCTCGGCATGTACAAGCCCAGCCTCAACCCGGGGGTCTCGCAAGACACCCGGGACCGCATGGAGAAGGACATCCGACTCCAGTTCCTCAAGACCCGCACCGGCGGCGGGATCCACCCGGACGGCGCCCAGCACCACTGGGACCCCGACACCGGCGAGATCCGTCAGCCATTCATCAACCTCTAGGAGACCCCATGATGTTCCTCCACGGATTCATGTTCCTGATCAACGCCCTGCTGTTCGCCCTCGTCATCTACCGGACGAACATCGCCCGTCGGCTCGAGCGTGCCGGCCGGTGGTCGCCGGGCCTCGACCCGCACGCCCTCCGGTCCATGCACCAGCACCCGGCGTACCGCACCAACCGCATCGACGGGGAGGTCGGCCGATGACGATCAACCCCAACGGATTCGACGGCGGCCTCACCCGGGCCGACATCGAACGCATCCGAGGCAAGGACCTGAAGCCCGTCCCGTTGCCCGATGGCCACAAGCGGCCGAAGGAGAAGCAGAGCTGATGGTCATGCAAGGAGAAACCGTGCACCGGGGAGCCCCGCTCCCCTACCCGGGCGCCGTCTTGCAGGTCTGCGTGTCGGCGGCCGGCTACTACCTCGGGTACGTCGACAAGGACGGCCTGCCGTGGAGCCGGGAGTCCGGCTACTTCAAGACGGTCGGCGCTGCCGGCCGGGCCCTCGCCTCCGGCGAGTGGACGCCCCGATGAGCAACGTCGTGGTGCCGTTCCCGACCCGCACCCCCGGCGGCATCGGCGACAAGACGGGGTACGTCGAGTGGCTCCAGAAAGGCATCGAGAACGGGTACTGCTCGGAGGTTCGGTGCCTCGTGCATGTTCCCCTCGACCTGTTCACCGACGAGGAAGCCGAGCAGATGTTCGACGAGGGCGAGCCAGACCACTGCGTGTTCGGCGTCCGGCTGCACGAGACGTGAGCCGCATCGGGCTCCGGGTGGTGCGCTGGCACCTGACGCTGGGCCGGCTGTCGCTGATGTGGCACGGCCCGGAGCAGGACCTCGACGACGTGCTGGCCGATCTGGACGACGATTCCACTGCCGATCGGACGGAGTGCTGATGCGGGCCCAGTACGACAACCGGCTCCGGGACCAGATCAAGGAGTCCGTCACGATGGAGCGGGTCCTCGAGCTGCTCGGCATGGAGCCCCCGAACCGGGAGCACAAGATCCCGTCGATCGACAACCCGGGGGAACGCACCCCGTCGCTGCACATCTACCGGCACAACTGGTACGACTACTCGACCGGGAAGGGCGGCGACCAGATCGAGTTCGTGCGGGCCGTGACGGGCTGCACCTACGGGGATGCCCTGCGCCGGCTGTCCTCGCCGGCCGATCCGCTCCGGCGAGAACGCCGGCAGGAGGTCAAGCCCCGGGTCGTGGACCTGACCGACGAGTTCGACGCCAAGCCGGCCGGCGGCGAGACGGTCCGGGCCGACGCAGCCGGCTGGGTCGCCGGCAAGTGGCCGTACCTGATCCTCGACGACGTCGAGTCGATGGGTGCCAAGGTCGTCACCGGCGGCGAGCTGTGGATCCCGCACCGGGACCACGGCGGCGTGATCCGGGGCATCAAGATTCGGAGCATCCCCGACGGCGGCAAGTACGCCTACCCGAACTCGAGGTTCATCGGCCAGCTGTACCGGGTCAGGCCGTACCGGATCGGGACCGGGGCGTGCATCCTCGTGGAGGGCGAGTCCGACCTGTGGTGCATGCAGAAGTTCGTCGACTCGACGGGCGCCCCGTGGGACGTGGCTGCCCTGCCGTCCGGTGCGGCGGCGTGGAAGGGGTGGTGGGCGACGGACATGTCCCGCTACCCGCTCGTGCACCTCGCTCTCGATGCCGACGATGCCGGCACCGCAGCTACGGAACGGATCACCCGCAGCCTCGAGGAGGTCGGCGTCGCCGTCGACGTCATCGCCCCGCCCGGTGGGCGGGTCGCCGAGGCGATCCAGACCGCCGACGATTGGATGCCCATGCCGGACCGGTGACATTCCCTGTCATGGATCGTCGTTGACCCCGGGCTTTACACTGGGGACGTGAGTCAAGCCCGGGCCAAGGGCACCAAGTTCGAGAACGAGGTGCTTGAAGGCCTTCAACGGATCTGGCCGGACACGGACCGGGCAAAGGCGGGGAACCCGTCGAACGACTTCCACGGTCCACCGTTCCCGGTCGAGGCGAAGCATCGGAAGCGGTGGGAGATCCCGAAGTGGGTGCGGGCCCTACGGGGGGCGGCCGGCGGCGGCGACCAATGGGCACTGGTGGTCGCCGCCGGAGACCGTCGAGCCGCAGACTCGGCCGGCACCCTGCTGGTCGTCGACTGGGCGTTCGGTCAGGAGCTCCTCGAGGCGTGGTACTGGCGCCAAGGTTGGGACAAGGTCAACCGGTGAGCCCGTACACCCGGACGGACGCCCAGCGGGCGCACGACTTCGCCAATGCCCGGGCCTACGAGGAGTACGTCGCCGGCCGGCTCGGGGTCTTGAACCACACCCGGTTCGACGCCAAGGACGACCTCGACGTGTGGGTCCCCGGGTACTTCATCGAGATCAAGGAGAAGAACCAGCCGCTCACCGATCGGTGGCATCTCCTCGACGGGGTCCCGGAGGAGAACCTGTTCATCCTCGACGAGCTGACGGTCCGCAAGGCGCTCCGCTGGTACCCGGAGGTCTTCTACCTCCTGAGGGACAACGCCGCCGACCCGGACAACCCTCGCCTGTTCCTCGCCCCGGTGTGGGAGGTCATCGGAGTCGAGCGTGTCAGGGTGGACAGGTCCACGAAGGGCAAGTGGATCCTCGACCTCACGAAGTTCCGGCGGATCATCGACGAGGCCGACATCCCGACGATGGCCCACGCCATGCTCGTCGAGCAGGAGTGGAAGAAGTCGCCGTGCCTCGGCGGGGAGGTCCCGCAGGTATGACCCGGGGCTTGCTGGTGGCCTTCGGCCACCGGGCACAGGTCGGCAAGGACACCGCCGCCCGTGGCCTCGGCGACGGCTGGGTCCTCATGTCGTTCGCCGATCGGGTCCGGTGGGTCCTCGAGAAGATTGACCCGCTGATCCACTACGGCCCCTTCGGAGCCACCCGCCTGTCCCAGCTCCTCGTCGGTCGCAGCTGGGAGACCGTCAAGCAGGAGAACCACGAGGTCCGCCGGCTCCTACAGGAGCTGGCTATGGGGGCCCGCACCTACATCGACCACAGCGTCTGGCGAGATGCCGTGATGTTCAAGGCCCTCGAGCAGGTGCGGGCCGGCTTCAACGTCGCCATCACCGACCTGCGGTTCCCGAACGAGGCCGAAGCGATCCGAGGCAACGGTGGCCGCCTGATCCGCATCGACCGCCCGGAAGCTCCCCGCCTCGACCACCTATCAGAGAGTGCCCTCGACGATTGGGCCCACTGGGACGCCGTCATCACTAATGACGGCACCCCGGAGGACCTCGTCGAATCCGTCAGGGCATTCCTCGATGGCTCGTGAGATCCCGGTTGACCCCGCCCACCTAGCCCGTCGGGCATACGAGGACGGGCTGCCGTCCCCGGAGAGGGACCGGGTGGCCGAGCTGGTCGAAGAGCTCCCGGACCTTGAACGGTCCGTGGTGGAGTGTCTCGTTTGGGGTGGGATGACGAAGGTCGAATGCGCCGAGCTTCTCGGCATCAGCCGATCGTACGTCCACAAGCTCTGGAGACGGGCCCGTGAAAGACTCAGAGACGCCCTGTGAGTTCCTGTCGGAGTGGGGCCGGTGCGTCCAGCGCCGCTTCCGGGACGGCTGGTGCTCGTACCACTTCAACGCCATGCACCTCGACGGGTTCCTGCACGACACGGGCTACCACCGCAAGATCGTGGAGGGCCTCCTCGAGCCGTCCCACGACGTCCTGACGTCTGTCGAGGTCGACGCCCTGTTCCGGGGTCGATGTCGCAACGACGGCCGGAGGACCGACCTGTACACCATCCTGTGACGGCGTTCGCCAACCGGGGCATGCCGCAGCTCCTCGGGTTCCACACGTTTATGACGGTGGATGAGGAGGGGTCGGTGACGTCGATCCATCAGGTCCCCGACGAGCCGTTCGTCCACGCCTGCGATCCCGGCGGTGGCTGCATGTGCGGGCCGCAGGTCGTGTTCAGCGTCGTGAACGGGAAGACGTTGCCGATGATGCGGCACGCCGCTCTCGACAAGGCGTACCACGAGTACCCGGGCGCCCCCGAGGGCCTCGACATGGACGACATCCTGTTTGACGAGGACGACGACTAGTCAACCCTCCTAGACACCACGGGTTGACACCAGCGAATGTCACCCTCGTGGTATGGTGATCAGCAGGGCTCACCTGACCATCTGGTACTAGTCAAGCCCTGTCCGCTTGTGTAAAGTGGACTACAGCCCACGAACACCGAGGTCACCGGCCTCGTAAGAGTCACCAGAGGAGACAGACATGTTGACCAGAAAGGCGATGCACGCCTACCTCGAGGACCCCACCAACGGCCTCACCACCCCCAAGTCTCGGGAGACCTGCTTCGAGATGCTCCGCCGCCTCGACGGCCAGCGAGACCTCGACTCGTGGACCGAAGACGACCTCGTCGGCTTCGTGACCCGGCCCTGCAAGGTCGGGGCCCGGGCCGGCCAGCCGCCCGCCGACGCCACCATCCGGTCCCGCCGGGCCAAGCTCATGTCGTTCTTCAGCTGGTGCCACTGGAAGCAGCTGATCCCCACCGACCCGTCGGCCCACCTCAAGAAGGCCGTCCGGGCCGGCAACCAGCCGGTCCGCACCCACCACTGGCTGACCGAGGCCGACGTGGGCGCCATCCTCGACGCCGTCGACCACGACTCGATTCAGGGCCGCCGAGACGACGTGCTCCTCCGCCTCGGGTTCACCGCCGGGCTCCGCTGCGCCGAGCTCATCGGCTTGACGTGGGGCGACCTCGACCTCGAGGCCGGCACCCTGACCATCGTCGGCAAGGGCCGCAAGCTCGCCACCCTCGCCCTGTCCGAGAACACCCGGTTGGCGCTGATCGACTGGAAGTCAGAAGGGGCGGCCGCCCTCGGCCGGCCACTGGCCGACCATGAGGCTGTCCTGATCAAGGTGACCAACCACTCCGACCTCGCCAAGGGCCTCGAGCACCGGATCATCGAAGGCCGGTGGACTGAGGCGGGCATCAGCCCGTCCTCCGTCAGGAGCCGGTGCCGGCACTACGCCGAGCAGACCGGGATCCCGTTCTCCCCGCACGACATGCGGCGTACCTTCGCCGGCCTCCTCGAGAAGAAGGTCTCGGTCCACGACGTTTCCAAGGCCCTCCGGCACAGCAACGTAGCCGTCACCGAAAAGTACCTCGAGGCCCGTCACGACTCCGCCGCCCGGGTGCAGCGTTCCGCCGGCCTCGACTTCTGAACCCACAGGTGCCACGTCAGCCAGCCCCACAGGGCGGCCAGCACGAACCGCCCTACCGGGTGCTCCCGGTACCGCCACCACGTCGCTGAGATGGTCGGCACCCAATGGGTGCCGATCGCTGCCAGCTCCCATGCGGCGAGAACAGCGGCGAACGCCCGTGCCGGATCAGCCTCGGTGGTCCGGGGCACCGGCCTTGGCGAACACTGCCGGGTCGCCGGTCTTCCAGAACTCTTCGACCTTCGGGGACGTCGACTCGGCGCCGGTGAAGTTCTTCCACTTCAACGAGCCGAGGATCTCCCGGGCCTCCTCGAGGTCGTACGCCTTCTTGCAGTGCGGGCACCAGATCCCGCCGTCCCCACGGCGGTTGCAGTGCGGGCAGTCCTTCACTAGTAGCGGACCTTCCTGCGCTTCTTGGTCTTGCGCCGGCCCTTCACGCCTTCTCCACGAGGGCCCGCCACTCCTTGACGGCGTTCTTCAACACCGACAAGCCGGCGGCCAGCCCGGTCATGGCGGCCGTCTTCAGGGACGACACGTCGCCGACGACGACGGCGGCCAGCGCCACCTGCACGGCGGTGGACGCCATCCTCTCGAGGACGCCGGTCCAGTCGATCTGCTTTGCCTTCACGCTCACGGTCATGCCGCTTTCCTCAGCTCGTCTTCCAGCCGGTCGACCCTCTTGTCGAGCTCGATCAGCTTCTCGAGGACAACGTGGAGGGAATCCTGATTCCGTTCCACGATCTCGATGACGGTTCCCCGCCCGTTGGGCCGAACATGCCGTTCGGCCTTCCTCGCACTAATCCACCCGAGGAGTGACGACACGACCGCCGCTCCGAGGACTCCCAGCTCGCCCGCCCCGCCGATGTCCACTTACGAACCGACCTTCCTCAGGGTGACCTTGGCCACCATCCGTACCGCCGAACCAGACCTCGACGGGTCGTACAACGTCACCGCAGACACGTCGCAGGACTCGACCTCGAACACCTCGGTGGCGCCCGTGACATGCCAGTCGATGTCCTGATAGCGGACCCGGGTCTGCACGAGGTTCTGCAACGCCCGGGCTCGGAGCACCCCGGCGCCCTCCCCGTTCTCCGCCAGCGGGGCACCGTTCATGCCCTTCAGCTGGTCGCCGCAGTCGATCGGGACCTGCACGATCGTGTCGGACAGGCCCAGCGGGTGGTAGCGGGCCGACAGGAACGTCAGCGCACAGTCCCCCGTGCCGGACCCGGCGAACGTCAGCTTGAGACCCAGCTCCTTGGACTGCTTGCCGACCGACACCGTGTGTGTCTTCATCTGCTCGGACACCGTGCCGCCCGTCAGGGCCGAGTAGGTGGCCCCCGAGTCCGTCGTGACGGCCACCGAGATCGACTCGCCGGACCCCAACGGATCCATCGTCATCGTCACGTCGTCCCACACCTTGAACAGGCCCGACGCCCCATCGAAGAACGACGTCTTCAGCTCGCCGGCCGTGACGTAGTTCGTGCCGTGAGTCCTCCACACCCCGGACCCTCGGACAGCCATGACCGGCAGGCCCTGCCACACGTCGACGCTGGCGACGTCGCCGTCAGCGCCGGCCTTGTACCACTTCGCCCAGCCGCCCGTCGTCAAGCTGACCGTCCCGACGCCGGCCTGCGTGTCCATCGTTTTCCAGCTGAACAGGATCAGGTTCTCGTGGGCGGCGAAGTCGCCGACCTGATGGTCGGCGGCCGTCCCGATCGGAGCGACCTCGGTGACCGTCGTGGCCACCAGCGCCCCGGACTGGTCGGGGACGCACTGGAGGATCAGGGCCTGCCCCTTGCTGGACCCCTCGGGCCGGTAGGCCCGCACCCATACGTACCCGCCGGCCGTAGCGACCGCCGTCGGGATCAGGCCGGCCGGCATCTCGAGCGCCTCGAACGGTGCGTAGAAGTCGCCCGACTCGTCGACGCCCAGCCGCCAAGCGTAGATAGATCCCTTCGACCCGGCGAACCCGCCGAAGTAGAAGTGCCCGGCCGCCGAACCGCCGAGGGTGATCGTCGACCCCTCCGGCAGCGTGAAGTGGCCGCTGGTCTTCTCCTCGGTCCCGGAGTCGTTCAGCGTCGTGAACCGGTTCGGAGTCGATCCCGAGGCCGCCACCGCCGCACAGATCCGTCCGGCCGCCCACTGCACCTCGTGGGCGTCCTGAGTCGACCACGCCCCTCCCGGCGTCGACGTCGTCCCCCGGCGAATGTCGGCGCCGTCACAGGCGTACCAGTACTGGCCGTCCGACGTCAGGTCCTTCACCGTGCCGCCGCCCACCGACACCGTCTGCTCGGAGCCGGCCGGATCGTTGACGTACGTCAGGGTCGTGTTCGCCGTCTGGACGTACAGGACGTCTCCGACCACCACGCAGCGCAGGTTCGAATAGGACGACGACACCTCCTGAACGGTCGACGGCAACAACTTGATGCGGCCCGGATCGGTGAACGGATCCAGCCCCGTCGACTCCCAGTACGCCGACGCCGTCGACGACCCCCTGTGCAGGTACTTCTGGCCGGCACCGGTGTCCCAAGTGTCGGCGGCCGCAAACGAGTACCGCTCGATCGCCTCGGAGAACGGCGTGTCCGACGTGGCGAGACGCTGCGGGTCCAACGGGATCACCATGCGGCGGTACTCGAGGCCCTTGTCCGGGTTGTCTGCCAGCATGTAGCCGGTCCCGTTCAGCCCGATCTGGTACAGGTGCCCGACGGCCGTCTCGTCCGGGAACGCATGGACGTCGACGTACTCGACGTCGAGAGTGAGTACGTCCTCGGCGGCCATCAGGAGGACCTCATCCCGTAGTTGTTCTTGACCTGTAGCCGCAGCTCGTATGTCATGCCGTGCGTGAACGTGAACGGAATGTCGTAGGTCGTGGCCGCACCGGCCACCCACCCCGACGAGAACAGCTCGATGTCGGTGCCGGCGTCCAGTACCCGCACCCGGTAGGCGGACTGGGTGTTGCCGCCGTCAGAGAACGTCCACGCCAACGTGACGTTGGCGGCCTGACCGATCGCCATCCGGCCATCGGCCGGCACCGTGACGCCCTCGACGGTGCTCATCGACACCTGCGGGTCGCCCCAGCTGTACGCCACGTTGGCCGACGCCTCCGAAGAGATCGACCCGAGGCCGTCCTTGGCGGACACGACCCACTTCAGGGTCGTGTTGGCCGGCACCCCGGCCGGATCCAGAGCCACCGTGTAAGCCGTCTCAGGGCCCGTCAGCCAGCCCGAGTCGTAATGGGTGGTAGTTCCGGTCGAATCCTTGGCCTGCACCCGGTAGAAGGCCTGAGAACGGCCCTGAGGCTGGCTGTAGGACCACGACACCGTCGTGTTCGACTCAGTGTTCGCCGTCGTCGTGGCCGCCACCGACGTCACCACCGGCGGGTCGTTAGTGGTGCCGGTCTCCCCGCCGATGGCGGTGGCCCCGATCGCCGGGACGGCCACAGCCGGCATCAGTCACCCTCGTACTCGACGATGAACTCTCCGTCGTCCCCGGTCAGACCATCCAAGAACACGTCGATGTCTTGACGCTCCGAGATCACGATCCACTGGGCGACCACACCGGGCGCCCCCTTGATCAACAGGGTGCAGCCGTCCAGAGCCCACTCGACGACCGTGCCGTTCGGGCACGCCACGATCGACCACGGGTTCCGGGACAGCACCTCCCACGTCCCCTCGGTCATGCCGGCCGCCAGATCCATGCACACCTCGGCGACCCCGAAGTCGTCGAGGACGACGGTCCCCCGGTAGATCAGGTCCGCACGGGGAGCCTCCACGAACGAGTGGCGGAGCCGGTGCGGATGACCGAGGACAGGGTGGTCGATGTCGAACGTCCCCGACGTCTTCGACAAGGCGCCCGTCACCGTCACCCCGGTCGAATGGGCACGGAGACGTTCCGTGCCGCCCGTCTTCAAGATGACCTTGGCGGTCGTCCCGCCGGACACCTCAGCGTTCTGATCGGCCGACAGGACCAGCGAACCGTCGGACTCGTTCGCCGACACGAGAGCGTCCGCCCCCGTCGACGTGTTCTCGAGCTGCACCGTCGGATCCGAATGCCGGACATGGACCGCCTCGGCCGGGCCGCCACCAGACCACGCCGACGACGTGTCCTTGATGCCGAGACGCTCGTTCGTATGGTCGTACGTCAGGTTGCCGGTGTCCCACAGGACCTCGTCCAGCATGGCCGCCGTGACCGGGGCGACGATGCGCCGGTCAGCGTCCCAGTTCTGCGTCGACGTCGACTCCTGCCCCCGGGCCACCGTCAGGGTGTACGGGTTCGCCGACCCCGAGATGGCCGTCGCCTTCACGACCTCCGGGGCGTGCTCCGCCCCGTCCGGGTCGATGACCAGCATCATGTAGTTCGTCGCCGACAGGCCCGACGGGACCGAAGCGTTCGTGTCGAAGTTGACCGACAGCGACGTCGCCGACGACGTGTGGGCCCCGTTCAGGGACCCCTTGATGAAGTTCTTGAACTCACGGGTCAGAGCCATCGTCTACCTCTCACAGAAGGTGCGGCATCTTGCGGAACGGCCGATGACGGGGAAGGTTCTGCATCGACTTGGCCTCATCGACCCGCCGGTACACCTCGCCCCACAGCTCCCGGGCCCACCGGAGGTTCACGCCTTGCCGCATGGCGGCCTCCTGATTCCACTCCTCGATCTTGTCGACGTCGGTCCGGTTCACTTCCCGGCGGGTCACCGCATAGGCGGCCGCCCACAACGACGGGATGTCCTCGCAGCCGACCGGCAAGTTCACCGTGGCCGCCTCCCCCGAACCGGAGAACGAGTACGGCAGCTGGTACATGACGATCACCGAGTCGTTGTTCTCCACCGACGTCGGCAACCTGAGCGCCTTCCCCGTGGATACCACCCCGGCCGGCAGGTCCTGCTCGAGCTGCCAGCCCCCCACGTCCATGATCCGGCCCGTCTGGCCGATCATGTGCCGAACCGAATACACACGCATCGTGTCCGCCGGCATCACGATGTACTGCTTGTCCGTCACCCTCGACAACGACTCGGTCGTCGTGTACGGCACCTGAGCGTTCATCAACGAAGACAAGCCCCGCTGGACATAGGTGCTGATCGAAGAGCGGGGCCACGGCGGGTTGATTAGTGCGGTAGTGCCGGTCGCATGACCACTGCTCGCCGAGGTCCCGGCGTAGCCCCGGGCCACCGTCACCACAGGGGTTGAATCGCTCGACTTTCCCGTGATCAGGACCATCTCGTCGCCGAGCTCCAGCACGTCGGTCTGCTGGACACGAGAAGCGTCGTCGACCGTCAGCTGGTTATCGGTGGCGGAGTCGAGTGCATTCGACCCGACGGCAACCTGATACGGGCGTTCGGAAGTCCGATACAGCATCTCGAGCGTGTCGTCGATCAGCCCGCCGAGGGTCATCATCGTGGTGGTAGCCATCTCACTCTCCTACCCGTGGCACGTCACCGCCGCCGCACATGCGACGGCATCGACCGGTACCGGTTCACCGCAATGTGGGACAGATGCTGGGCGACCTCGCCGTACGGGCCGATCACCTCGTAGGTGACCTCGAACTCCTCGCCCGGAGCGACCGTGAACCGGTCCGAAGCCACGTCCGTATCGGCCACCACGACGGTGTCCGTCACGCCGACATCGAGGCCGAGGGCCTCGAGGCCGGCCGCCACGTCAGCGTTCTCCAATCGGATACCAGCCGCCTCGATAGCGGCCACCGCCTCCGAAGCGGTCAGCACCACCGTCCACGACGTCGTCGTGTCCGTCGCCGAGCCGACATCGGCCTGTATCGGAAACGATACGTTCAGGAAGTCGCCGGCACCCCGGTACGAACGGGCCGACCGGTAATCGAGATCGGCACGGTACGACTGCGCCGACCCGTACCAGACGTGCGCCTCGTCCGACGACTGGACATGCGTGCCCTGCTGGGCCGCCTCGACGGCCGCAGCGGTCTCCGTGCCGGCCAGCCCCAGCTGGCCCGACGTCCCCTCGACGAACTGCTGCGAATCCCACGGCGGAACAACGCCGATAGTGGACGGTTCGGACTCCGTGAAACCTACCGATTGGACGGCCGTCACCGCCACCGTCAACGTCTCGGTGATAGCAACCGTGAGGGTGTCGCCGATCGGATCGTCGACGCCGGTCCGGTACTCGGTCTTCGACCGGTACGCCCGGTTGATCCGGTACGGAAGAGGGAAGACCCCCGGCTGGTACTTGGCGCCGACCCGGTACGGAGACGACGACCGGTAAGCGAGGGCCCCCACGGGCTACCCGCTGGGTGGGGTAGGCAACCAGCTCACTGACGCCTCGTCCCACTCGTACAAGGTGCCATCATCGGGATACGCCGTCGGAGGCTGCCACCGATAATCGTCATCCAACGACCACGACCCGAAGGGCTGCGGACTGTAGAACGCTCCAGCATCGGAGTCCCATGTATCGCCAATACCGGCGTAGTTGTGGCGAATCGACCCGTTATACGAAGTCTGCACCCATGCGCCGTCGGTCGGCATGATCTCGTCCAGCAGGTCGATGCCTGCCCGTTCGGACTCAACACCGTCCACGGTGGTTACGTCGTTGGACACGACG